ATATTCAATATGGTTATGGTCAAATAAAGCTAACAACAACAGAAAAAGAACTAGAAAAGTTTGTTATTAAGCTAATGAAAAATGAAGCAGAATTTAAAGTTATTGATTACTTTGAAGAAGGATCAAAAGAACATGATGTTTTTCGTTATGGTCCAGATAATATATTAAAACCTGTATAATATGAAAACATTGCAATTCGTTAAAATAAGTAAAACATACAATTCAAGGCATGGCGGTCAAATGTTCTATATATTTTTTAAAGGAACAGAAAAAAGCTATAGAACAGTATTGTTTTCTAATATGAGAAATTTTAGAAATTGGACTGAAATCATCAATAATGCTGAAAGAGGAGATTATATATCAAACCTTAGTTTTAAGCTTTACAAGGGTAAAGAAATAGTTAACGCTGACAGTTTGCCAAAGCTAATTAGCCAACGCGAGATGAAACAAATTCAAGCAGATAGATTTGAGGAATACTACGGAATCCCCCCATATTAATCTACTTTAATTTATTAATCAATCTTTTGAAGCTTTTTCTTATACTTTTAAGATCATAAACCTTTTTATTGTTTTTATCATAAGTATAATATGCTCCAAGTTGAATTTTCTCTTTATATATATTATTCTCCTTGTTCATAATTCCATTAACAAATTTAATTAATTTACTTGACCATTCCAACGCCCACCCTTTTCTAATACCATTGGAATCAGTTTTGGTTGTCCATTAATTATTATTCCACAGCCCAAAATAACCCTCGCACTATTCACTTTGTTATATGCAAAAGCCCTTGAATCATCATCAATTAAACAGCCCACCATCATTGACCAATTAAGTGTCATTGGGTTTGATGTGTATGTTATATTAAATTCTGTGTGATAATGTCCTTGAATAACGCACATTCCCATTTCTTTTGCTAGTGCCAATCCGTTCTTTTTCATTCCATGTGTCATAAAAACCCATTGCCCATTATTCATTTTAAATTTATAATCAGCATACCATTTCCAGCCCTTACCAACGCCCAAAACCTCATTGTAATCTCTTAACATATAGTTTGGTATTCCTGCTGTTTTTCCTCTACGATATAACATACTTCCATGATTAGAATGAACCAATATCATATTTGGAAACAATTCTTCTAATTCTTGAAAAATTTTTCTAGCTTTTAAAGTTTCTGTATGTTGATTATCTAGGGATTGTTCTTTCTCATGATAAGAAATCCCTGCAAAATCTGCTTCATCTCCAGAATTCCAAATGTGATGATTTGGGTTTTTGTCATCTATGTTATAATGCTCTTTAACAGCTTGAAGGAATAAAATACTGTCTTGGTGTTGATATGGAATATGTAAATCCGACAAAATCAGTATTATTTCATCTTCATTTTTTCTAACAGATTTAATTAAATCATGTTCTATTTTTGTTAATCTAAGTCTATGATCCCTTTTCAAACATTACATTTTTTATCACACTTTCTGCATTCAAACATTGATAAACACAAAGGCAATACACCAATAAAACACAATGCAACGCCTTCCCAAGTTATTGCACCATTCATACAGGTTATTGCATAAGTAACAACAGCACCGCCAATTGTTCTTTTTGATGACCACCTTTTTAAATCGCCAAACTTTTTTTCTTTGAAAATTGTTGTAATATCCAAAGCTTTTAATAATTCTTTTATGTTATTCATGAGTTCCGCCACCTTTTTTATAATTAGGAAATAAAGCATTAAATATACTGTCTAAATAACCAAACACTTTGTTATCTTCTTCTGTTGGTGTTAGATTGATAATTATTTTAATAAAAGCCATTAAACCAATTAATAACTCTAACCAATTTTCTGAAATAAATTCTGTCATAATAAATTAAATTAATTAATAATAAGTCCACAAAACATTTTGTGGTTTGTCTTTGTCTACATCACAATGAATAAAAGTGTTTCCAATTCCTATTCTATTAATGCCAACGATCAATAATGATGTTATAATTTTAAATCTTGTTATTGAATCATTAGCATAAATATCAACCGCTAATCCTTTTATGTGTGATGATGTTTTAGAGGTTTTAAAACCTTCTTCTTGCAACGCCTTGTTATACTCTGGCGTTCTATATCCTGATGTTATTTTAAATGGAACACCTGCCATGCCTCTTGCATCGTCTAGCAAACAGATAAAATCTTTGTTCATGTGCTTGATTCCTTTTCCTTTTCCACTTTCACAATCAAACTCATTCCAACTGAAATACTTGAAATCGTCCATTATTTGCGATTTAAGAGGCTTTTAATGAAATTATATATATCTTTACTTAGCATGGCAACAAAACCTCCTAGAAGCCCTAAAACAACTGTTTCTGTTAATGTTTGTGTTGGTATCATTCCTATCGTTAGAAGATTTCCACAAAAAAAGCAACCTAAGTATTCTAATTTTTCCATTTTTATATTTTTACGATCTGATAAGTTGTAAACCATTTCATTGTGAAATTACCGATAAAATCAACATTTGCATAAACTTTTAAAGCTTGATTGTCTATACTAGCAGGATTTGTTCCGTTTGAAGCTGTATCGTTAGCACCACCAAAAACGTATGAGGTGTCTGAACTTTCGCTTTTCATAAAATCTCTTTGCCTTACTAAATAGTTCGCAGTTTGTGAACTGTCGTAAGAAATATAAAGATAATTAGATTGCGTTGTTCCTATGCTTACAAATGTAACAATGCAAGTTATTGTTAAAGGTTGTATAAAATAACCTGAGCCAGGTGCAGAAACAAGCGTTTGAGGTGTAGAAGATAAATCCAAATCAGAAGCGGTCAATGATAACGTGTCAGTTTGAATAACATATTTATTTGCAATCTGTTTTGATGTTCCACTTGCTGATCCTGTAGAATCAGAAACATCAACAGTCATTAATAAATCGCCACTAGCTAATTGCTCTGTTAACGCTGTTTTGTCGGTTAATCTTTGTCCTGCCATTTTTTAGTTTTTTAATATAGTTTTTTAACTTTTTAAAATTCTCCTTGCTTGGATTGTATTCTTTTCTTTTAACACCCATATATTGTTATATTAGCACCCTGTAAAAAGCTTTTTAATCTATTATTAATTGGTGCTGTTGGTTCTAGTTGTATTCCTGAAAAATAATTATTTGCCGTTGGATCAAGGTCTGCACCTGTATTGCTTGAGTATTCAGGGAATGAACTTGAATTATTTCTTAAATAGTCAATCAATCTCTGTCTATAAAATTCACCTGCATTTTCTGCTGTGTCCATTAATGGTTTTAAATCTTCATAAGTTGCTGATGAACTTTGCTCTGTTGCACCCATTACAACAACAGCATTATTAACAAACCTCAATCTTAAATATGGCACTAATTGAGTAAATGAAAACTGAACAAGTGCCACTTGGATATAATCTTCTACAAGCGTTTGATAAGCACCTGTTAATGTTCCACCTTGAATATCAGATTTTAGCTTGTTGTCAAGATCAGTTCCAATAACAGGTAAAATGTTCATATCTTGAGCTAGTAATATATAAGGCATGATGATATTATCATCTACTGAACCACCAATAGCTGTGTCTTTTTTTAACCTTGTTGCTGAAATATATAATGTATGTTGTATTGCCATATTTTAATTTTATTTTACGCCTGGATAATGTCCTTGATTCGGCATATTTTCAGGCGCTATTACTGCTTCTTTTATTCCTCTTGGTCTTGGTGTGTAGGTTTTAGGAATGCTATTAACTTTTTTATAGTCATCATCTAAGCTTTGACCTTCTCTTAATTCTGTTCCTTCTTTTAATCTATATAGAATAACTTTCCATGCGTGTCTGCAATAAACACCCCCTTTGAATTTAAAAAGATCATAAGGTTTTCCTTTGTGTCCTAATTGCTTATTCACACCTTCACGACTTGCTTTGTCAATATCTTCAATCCTATATACAAAACCTGCGTTTGATAATCTCATCATATTCTTGCAAAATTCCCTTGTTGACTTGCTTGGTTTTCTGCTTTTTTTAATATACTTAAAACGCACTCTATAAAATGATTTATCTAAATAGCTAGGCAAATCTTCTTTGCTTCTTATTTCATCAGCAAATTTTTCTTTGTCTAGTTTTTTTATTAAAGCATTAGCCCAATCTTCATAATCTTCAATCGCACCCTCATCTTGTTCATCTACTATTTCCCAAACATTAGAATCCATCTTTTCGCCTTCTAGTTCTTCAAATACTATGTTTAGATCATCATCAGACATTTCAACAAAATCATCAGAATTAACATCTTCTTTTGTAACACCTTCTTTTTCTTGATCTTCTTCTGATTGTGTCTTTGTAACTTCTAAGTTAATGAAATCAGCAGGTTTAAGCGTTTTAAAGTATAAATCAAGGTTTATATCATTAACTTTGAATATCTTATTTAAACCCTTTAAAAGTGTGTTCTGGAATGGAATTATAACAGTATTGTTAAATAAACTGTATGCGTCCCTTAATTCATCAGCATTATTGCCTAATCCACCACCCTCTGAACGAATACCAAATAAAATTGGACTTGTAACTCTATGACCTGCTAGAATCTGATTTACAGCTTGTTTGCTCATACCTTCCCAAGCAGACTGTGCGTCATTCATTTGGATTGGTTCAATGATAGGTGCTGTTTCTTTTCCATCATTAAAAGTTATTAATATCTTCCCTGCATTTCCTGATCCTGCAAATTTTTGGTTTAATTGTCTTTCTATTGTTCTGCGTTCTTCTTCCGTAGGCACACCATTAGAAAATCCAACATGCATAGATGGTGTCATTCCAGATGTTATATTAGATAAATGAAATTGAGCAATCTCTAGTTCCATTTGAATCCAATCAGTAGCAGCAACATAGTCAGGTGCAAAGCCATAAAATAAAGCAGGGTTTTTATCTCTAATCATTAAGATTTGACTTGCCTGTGTTCTATCTTCTGTGTTAAATGCAGAATATGCTCTTGGTCTATATTCAGATTTTTTATATTTTGACCAATCAGCACTATAATAGTATGTGTCTATTTCGCCATCTATCATTTTCCCACTTCTTATGTATTGTGCAGGAATATGTTTCATTTTAGCAATCTTGCTTCTATCTCTTGACCAAATAACATTGACATAACACCCACCAAACAATTTTAAATCCATTGCTAGGTCTTTTAATACATCATCATCAGAATTGTGTAATAATTCAGTCAATCTTAAATATGATTCTTTTGTGTCTGTGTTTTCATCAGCATTTGTTGCTTCTAATCCTTCGCCATAAATCATTGCACCAATAGATTTTATTAATGCACCATTTATAGCAGAACCCAAAAACAGTTCTAATAAATAATTGGGATATAAATTGTTTTCTCCAAAACTAATCCAATCTTGGTTAGTCTTTTCAACTAAATGTGGAATGTTATAATGTGATAATTTGACTAAATTTAAATTCATAATTAAATAGTTAAATAAACGCTTTCTGTGTCAGAATCGTTATCATTATATTCTGTATATTCAACAGATTGCTTATAATCACCCCTTGCTGACAAATTCATTAAACCACTAAATAGGGTGGCTAAGGCATTGTCTGGATCATAATCACCTGCGGTTTCCATTTCATATATTTTAAAATCATACATGCCATAAGGCATATCCGTTGTGCCAACTTTGATAAGACCGTTAGCAACATCATCTGCCTCTGTTAGAGATACCTTTGACAAAAAGTATAAATATCTATCATCATGCGTTACACCCCCAAGCCGACCAAGAACACCAAAAGGATTAAATCTTTTTATTTTCCCTGTTAATTGGCTCTTATACTCTATTAAAAAATAAGGTGTAGCCAAAAATTGACTAACTTCTGAAAGATAGGTTATTGGCGTTGTTATTTTGTCCTTTACATCAGCAAAAAAACTAGCCCAAACAAAGTTAGATGTTGGATCTGTTAATTCTATTTGATACATATATGATTTTCATAATAAGTTAGTAGTTCCTTTTCTTTGTTGTTCAGTTCATCTTTCTGTTCATCACTTAAAGCTCTATAGTGTTCTATAACCTTAAGCAAAGGTGTGTCTTTATACTGACTTTTTATCTTCATTCTCCTTTTTCTTTTTTGGTTTTTCTTCTATGAATAAATTGTTTCTAATACCTTCTCTAAGTGCCAAAATTTGTTTTTGTGTCAATTCATTTAATGGGATATTGATTGAATCAATTTGTTTGTTTTCCCATTCTTTTTTCAATTTCCAAGCCATAGTATTTTAATATAAATATAAAAGTTACTAATTCGTTTTTTTAGAAACAAAAAAAGGGACTGTTTTGTCCC